GTCAACTTTTCTCGCGCGCAGGTTTTCGGGGTAGGGGGTCAGCATGGGCGTTCGGGGGCCGAAGCCGGAGCCGACCGCACTCAAGGTGTTGAAGGGCAATCCGGGGCATCGACCGCTGAACAGGCAGGAGCCGAAGCCTCGTCCTGTGGCGCCGAAATGCCCTTCTTGGCTGGATCCGGCAGCGAAACGGGAGTGGCGACGGGTGGCGCCCGAGCTTGAGCGGCTCGGCCTGCTGACCATGGTGGACATGGCGGCACTGGCCGGCTACTGCCAGAGCTACGCACTCTGGAAAACCTGCACCGAGACCCTCCGCGAGGAGGGGATGACCTACACCACCGACAAGGGGTACGTCGGGCAGCGGCCGGAGGTCGCGATCGCGGCCAGGGCACTCGCCGACGTGCGAGCGTTCTGTGTGCAGTTCGGGTTGACGCCGTCGGCGCGGGCCAGGATGACGCTGCCGGAGGCGCCAGAGGATGACGACGACAGCCCGTTCGACGTCTAGCCCGCCACTCTGGCAGACCCCGCTCCCGCCTGACGTCCCCGGCGCATGGTTCGACCAGGCCGCCGTGGATCGGGTCGTCAAGGCCATGCGGGTGCTGCGGCACACCAAGGGCCGTTGGGCCGGCCAGCCCATCGAGCCGGAGCCCTGGCAGCTTGAGTACCTGATCTCGCCCGTGTTCGGCTGGCGGCACTCGCTGGACCCGGCGATCTGCGAGCCGCTGGGCGTCGAGCCGGGTTCGCGGATCATCCGCACCGTGTGGGTGGAGATCCCCCGCAAGAACGGCAAGAGCACCATCGCCTCGGCGCTGGGGCTGGTGCTTCTCGGCGCCGACGGCGAACCAGGCGCCGAGATCTACGCGGCAGCCGGATCGGAGGCCCAGGCCAAAATTGTCTTTGGCGAGGCGCGCAAGATGGCGCTTGCCACGCCACCGCTCGCCAAGCGGCTGGAGATCCTGAAAGATGCCCTGGTGGCGCCGAAGGCCGGGTCCGTCTTCCGCGCCCTGTCGCGGGTGGCCGAGGCGGCGCACGGTCTGAACGTCAGCGGCGGCATCGTTGACGAGGTCCATGTCCACAAGTCGCGGCACCTGATCGACGCCATTGAGACGGGCACCGGCGCACGGACGCAGCCGCTCGTCATCTTCTTGACCACCGCGAACGACGGCGACGAGACGACGATCTACGCGGAGAAGCACAACTACGCCGTGCAACTCGCCAAGGGCGTCGTGCAGGACCCGACGTTCTACGGCGTGATTTGGGCGGCTGAGGAGGCCGACGATCCGTTCACGGAGAGCACCTGGCGCAAGGCAAATCCCGGCCTCGGCACGACAGTGCAGCTCGCCTACGTCCGCAAAGAGGCTGGACGGGCGAAGGCGATCCCGGCCTACTTCCCGGCGTTCTGCCGGCTGACACTCAATCGTCGCATCCGTGCCGAGAACCGGGCGCTCAACCTCACTGATTGGGACGCCTCGGCCGGGCTGGTGGCCGAGGATGCTCTTCTCGGCAAGATCTGCTACGGCGGCCTCGATCTCGCGAGCACGACCGACATAGCGGCGTTCATCCTGCTCTTCCCAGCCGACGACGGCTTCTACGATCTGCTCTGCCGCTTCTGGACCCCAGCCGGCACGCTCGCTGAGCGGGCGCGCCGCGATCAGGCGCCGTATCAGCTCTGGGTAGATCAGGGGCAGCTGCTGGCCACGCCGGGTGAGGTGATCTCCTACCGGGCTATCGAGCTGGAGATCGCGCGGCTGGCCCAGCGCTACGACATCCGCGAGATCGCGTACGACCGCTGGGGCGCCGCCCAGATGCGCCAGAACCTCGAAGATGCCGGGCTGACGGTCATCGACACGGGCCAGGGGTTCGCCTCGCTGTCGGCGCCGACGAAGGAGCTGCTCGGGCTGGTGCTCTCCAGAAAGCTCCGGCACGGCGGTCACCCGGTGTTGCGCTGGATGGCAGACAACCTGGTGGTGCGGACCGACCCGGCGGGCAACCTCAAGCCTGATAAGGAGAAGTCCCGCCAGAAGATCGACGGCATGGTTGCCACGATCATGGCGCTGGATCGGGCGACACGGCAGGGGCACGGGCGCAGCGTGTACGAGGAGGAGGGCCTCCTCGTCATCTGAGAGGAGTACGGCGATGTGGCTGGTACTCGGGGCGTTGCTCTGCTGGGCCGGGTGGCACTCGCGGCGCGCGGAGATGCGGCTGCGAGGATTCGGAGATCGGTGTCGAAGGTGCGGCCTCTGGTTGCCGCGCACAGGAGTGGACGTTCGGTGATGACGCGCTGGGATGCGCTGGCCGTGGTCGGTCTGCTGGCGGCAACGGCGGGCGCCGTAATGGTCAGCCCGTGGCTCGTGCTGGTGCTGTACGGCGTGCTGGCCATCGTCGTGGCCGTGGTGAAGGGGCGGTAAGTGAGCATCATCAAGGCGCTGTTCCGCGCCGGCCCGCCCGCCGATCACGACTTTTGGTACCAGCCCGTCGGCTACGGCGCCACCAGCGCGGCCGGCGTGCGCGTGGACCCAGACACGGCGCTGAAGCTGAGTGCGGTCTGGGCGTGTGTGCGGATCATTTCGGAGAGCATCGCCACGCTGCCGCTCATGGTCTATGAGCGCGGCCGAGGCGGCTCTAAGCAGGTCGCCGATCAGCACCCGATCTACGACCTGCTGCACGATCAGCCGAACCGCACTCAGACCGCCCTGGAGTGGCGCCAGCAGATGACCGCCCACGCACTTCTGCGCGGCAACGCCTACTCGCGGCTGATCCCCGGCCCGAGAGGCTTCGCCGATCAGATCGTGCCGCTCCACCCGGACCTTGTCACCCCGCCAGATGTCCCGACCGACCCCTACCGCTACCGCGCGCCTGGCGGCCGAGACGAGCAGATCCCGAGCGGCGAGATGTTCCACCTGCGCGGCCTCACGTTGGCCGGCAGCCGCGGCGTCTCGGTCGTCGAGTACGCACGCGAGAGCATGGGCATCGGGATGGCGGCGGAACAGTACGCCGGCCGCGTGTTCAGCCAGGACGGCCGGCCGCGCGGCACACTGGAGCACCCCGGCAAGCTCTCGAAAGAGGCTCAGGCGTTTCTGAAGGAGTCCTGGCAGGAGGCGTACTCCGGCCTCGGCAACGCCCACAAGGTGGCCGTGCTTCAAGAGGGCATGAAGTTCAGCGCCATCTCGGTCAGCCCGGATGACGCCCAGATGCTGGCCTCGCGGGAGTTCAGCGTTGAGGACATTTGCCGGTGGTTCGGCGTGCCGCCGCACATGGTTGGCAGCACGGCGAAGGTGACCAGTTGGGGCAGCGGCATCGAGCAGCTCAGCATCGGCTACGTGACCTACACCCTGCTGCCGTGGCTGCGGCGCTGGGAACAGACGATTCGCCGCGACCTGATCATCGACAAGCGGCGGTTCTTCGCCGAACACACGGTCAGCGGGCTGCTGCGCGGCGACCAAAAGACCCGCTTCGAGGCGTACGCCATCGGCCGGCAGAACGGCTGGCTCAGCGCGAACGATATTCGACGGCTGGAGAACATGAATCCAATCCCTGACGGCGACGTCTACCTCCAGCCGCTGAACATGGCGCCAGCCGGGCAGGCAGGCGCTGACCGCGACGACGCGCCGATCTACGCCGAGTACCGAGACCTGGCGGCGCACACCAACGGGAGGGCGAACGGCCATGCCGAGTGACCCCCATGCCACCATCTCGGTGCGCATGTCGTACGCGTTCTGGCCCGGCGCCCGCGTGTTCTGCCTGCGAGCCAGTGCCCCGAAGTTCTTCCCTGACCAGTTTCTTCTGGTTGACCGGGATGATCGTGTCAGCGAGCTGCGACCGTACCGATTCGGCGCGCTCAGAAGGGAGACGCCCCGTGTCCGACTCGCGTGACGAGCAGCTCCACTACCCGCGCGTCGTGGCGCTGGTCCGCGACATGCCGTGGGCGCTCCTGCCCTCCAAACTCGCGGCCATCCTCGATCTCATACGTTTCCGCGCGGACGGTTTTCGGCTCACGGCTGAGGAGATCCGCGAGCGCATCGGCCATCCTCGGGCCTGCGACATGTGCGACGACGACGATCCGTTGTTCAGGATCGGCGCCGCGCCGCCCCGCGTGCAGCCGTCCGCTGGCGGCGTGGCAGTCCTGCCGATCTTCGGGGTGATCGTCCAGCGCGCAGATATGTTCACCGAGGTCAGCGGCGGCGCCAGCACAGAGCGCATCGCCAGCCAGTTTCGCCAGGCCGTCAACGATCCGAACGTCGGCGCCGTCGTTCTTCAGATCGACAGCCCCGGCGGCGGCGTCTACGGCGTTGCCGAGCTGGCTGACACCATCCTCAAGGCGCGTGGCAGCAAGCCGATCATTGCGGTTGCTGACAGTCTGGCGGCCTCGGCGGCCTACTGGATCGCCGCATCGGCTGACGAGATCGTTGTCACGCCGAGCGGCGAAGTCGGCAGCATCGGCGTCTACACGGCTCACGAGGATCTCAGCCGTCTGCTCGATGCTGAGGGCGTCACTATCAGCCTAATCGCGGCCGGCAAGTACAAAACCGAGGGCAACCCGTTCGAGCCGCTGGGGGAGGAGGCCCGCGCGGCGATCCAGGCGCGCGTAGACGACTACTACAGCATGTTCGTGCGGTCCGTGGCGAAGGGTCGTGACGTCAAGCTCGATGGCGTGCGCAACGGATTCGGACAGGGCCGCGTGGTCGGCGCGCAGGAGGCCGTCAAGCTCGGCATGGCGGATCGCATCGACACCCTGGAAGCCACCGTCAGCCGCCTGGCCGGCCGATCAGGCCGCGCAAGCAACGGCCGCGCCGACGATCCCTCGCCTGAGATCGCAGCCGGCCCGGGCATCAATCTGCGCCGACGACGGCTACGCCTCGCCCAACACTGACCAACGCCCACCCACGTCACCCCCAGGCCCCCGTCAACGGACGGGGGCTTTTGCATTCGCGGCCGGCAGGTCTCGGCCAGCACAACGGAGGGAGCCGCTATGGCGACCACGCGTATCCAGGCGCTCATCCAGGAGCGCGCCGATCTGGTGGCCGAGGGCTCGGCCATCTTCGAGCAGGCCGAGAAGGACGGCCGCGAGTTGACCGCCGCCGAGTGCGCGCGGGACGACGCCATCAACGCGCGGCTCGAAGAGATCGCCGGTGATTTGGCCCGCGAGCAGAAGCGCCAGGCCCGCGAGCAGACGGTGGGGCGGGGCGAATCTCGCCCGGCCGTGGCCTGGGAGTCGGCGCCATCCGTTCGCTATAACGCGGCCGGCAAGGTTGTCGATGAGCGAGGCGCCCCCATCGAACTGAACGCCACCGGGCTGCCACGGCTGATCCCGGTGGCAACCGCCCGTCAGGCCGCCACGTTTGAGTCTGGCCGCGATCTCTCCAGCCTCAAGCCGTGGGGCGCCGACACCGGCTTCCCGCTCGGCGAATACCTGTTCGCGGTGCATGCGGCCGGCACCGGGCGCGGCACGGACCCGCGTCTGCTCTACCAGGCGGCCGGCCAGGGCGCCAACGAGACGAATGGCGCCGATGGCGGCTTCCTGGTGCCACGCGTCGTGGCCGACGAGATCATGATGCGGATGTTCGGCGGCGAGATTCTCTCCCGTGCACGCCGCCGCACGCTGACCGTCGGCAACAGCATCGAGCTGAACGTCATCGACGAGACCAGCCGCGCAACGGGATCTCGGCACGGTGGCGTCCAGTCCTACTGGGTGGATGAAGGCACGGCCCCCGGCGCGAGTCGCCCAAAGTTCGCCCGAACGGAGTGGAAGCCAAAGAAGCTCGCCACGCTCGGCTACGCCACTGACGAGCTGCTCGCCGACGCGTCCATGATCGAATCCACCATGTTCGATGCGTTCGTGGACGACCAGATGTTCATGTGGGAGGACAGCGTCGTCGGGGGTAGTGGCGCCGGCAAGCCACAGGGGCTGCTCAACTCCCCGGCGCTGATCTCCGTACCGAAGGAAACGGGGCAGGCGGCGGCTACTGTCGTCAAAGAGAACATCGACAAGATGTGGGCTCGCCTCCATGCCAAGCAGCGGGCCGGAGCGGTCTGGCTGGTCAATCAGGACACCGAGCCGCAGCTCGACAACATGCAGATGGTCATCGGGACGGGGGGCACGCCCGTCTATTTGCCGCCCGGCGGCATCTCCGACACGCCGTGGGCGCGCCTCAAGGGCCGGCCGGTGATCCCCGTCGAGTATTGCCCGACGCTCGGGACGGTCGGCGACATCATCCTGGTCAACCTCAGCCAGTACCTGCTGATCGATAAGGGCGAGCCGACCCGCGCCACCTCGATGCACGTCGCTTTCACCACCGACGAGACGGCGTTCCGCGTGACCTCGCGGGTGGACGGCCACCTGACCTGGAAGTCGGCCATCACGCCGTTCAAGGGCTCCAACAGCCAGGGGCCGGTGGTGGCGCTGGCGACGCGCGCCTGATCTCCCGCCTGACCTGAGCTTGAGTTCATTCGGGCGGCGCGGCGAGATCTCGCCGCGCCGCCCTGGAGGCCACCATGTACCCACTCGGTACGGTCATCGACATTGTGCCGGCGATCATCCCGCTGGATCTCCAGACCGCCCGCGACGGCGACTGGGTCAGCCTCAAGAACGCGCAGGGCGTCGCCATCGTCGTCTTCAAGGGCGCCGGCACGGACGGCGACGACCCGACCTTCTCGTTTCAGCAGGCGACCGACGTCTCCGGGACTGGCGCCAAGGATCTCAGCGTCATCACCACGATCCACCGAAAGCAGGGGACACTGACCTCGGTGGGAACCTGGACCACGATCACCCAGGCGGCGGCGGCGTCCTACGCGCCAGGGGATCCCTCGGCTCAGTCCGAGGGGCTGTACGTCTTCCAGATCGAGGGTGACCAGTTGGATGCTGACAACGACTTCGACTGTGTCCGTGTGCGCTGCTCGGACGTGGGCACCAACGCGCAGCTCGGCTGTGCGCTCTACCTGCTCTACGGCCTGCGCCACGCTGCGGCGCCTGCGAACCTGCTCACTGCCATCGCCGACTAGCGGCTGAGCCGCACTCCCGCCGGGCTGCCACTTGGCAGCCCGGCTCTCACAGGAGGCACATGCCGTGGCCGGTATGAACAGTCGCCAGATCGGCGGCAACCTGATCTTTCATCGCGACGGCCATCAGCATCGGCTGCTCGATGCGTTCGGCCCCGACGTCGTCAAGTACGTCGAGGACTTTGTCCGCTCACCGCTCACAGCCGCCGACGCGCCGCTCGGGTGGGTCGTCACGCTCGTCGAGGCCGGCGCGGGCGAGAGCACCATCACCTGCCCTGACGAGGTCGGCGGCGCGCTGCTGCTGACCACTGACGCCGCCGAGAACGACGGCATCAACATGCAGCTCGACGGCGAGAGCTTCGAGCTGACATCGGACCAGAGCGCCGTCTACTTCGGGATCCGCATGAAGAGCGGTGAGGCGACGCAGTCCGACTTCCTGGTCGGCCTCTGCATCACCGACACCGATCTTCTCGGCGGCATGACCGACGGCGTCTACTTCCGCAAGGTGGACGGCTCCACATCTGTGGCGGCCGTGACCGAGAAGAACTCCACCGAGACCGAGACAGCGGGCGTTCACACGTTCGCCGCCGACACGTACGTCGAGCTGGAGTTCTACGTCGCGGGCGGCGCCGTCTACTTCTACGTCAACGGCGCGCTGGTGGCGACGCACATGACCAACGTGGTGGATGACGAGGCGATCACCCCGAGCATCCACTTCCTGACGGGCAATGCGGCCGTCGAGACGATGACGGTCGATTGGGTCCGCGCGATCCAGATCGGACGGTGACCCATGACCAGCGTGACCCGGCTGGCGGCCTGGCCGAAGCTGATCGAGGGGCGGCGACCGCGCCCGATCACACAGGCGACGGCGGCGGCTACGGCCGCTGCCCCGCAGCCTGAACCGCCCCTGCCGCCTCCACCGACTGAGACCACCACTCCGAAGCCGAAGCGGCCGGCGCGCAGCAGTCGCCGCCGCAAGCCCCAGCCCCCGGCGTGAGGTGAGCCGTGGTGATCACCAACGGCTACTGCACGCTTGCCGCGATCAAAGCGCACATGGAGATCTCTGACACCACCGATGACGCCATCCTGGAGGCGCTCGTCGAGAGTGTCTCCCGCGCCATCGATGACCATTGCGGACGGCGCTTCTATGCTGCCACCCAGACTCGCTACTACACCGCTCGGCGGCCCGACCGCCTGCTGGTGGACGATCTGCTCTCGATCACCACACTCAAAACCGACGAGGACGGCGACGGCACGTTTGAGACGACCTGGGCGGTGACCGACTACCTGCTCGCGCCGTACAACGCCCAGCTTGAGAGCGTGCCGCAGCCGTACACCAGCATTGAGGCCGCGCCGCAGGGCGACTACTCGTTTCCCTGCGCGCGGCGGGGCGTCGAGATCGCTGGATCTTGGGGCTTCGCCTCCACCACGCCCGATGTCGTCGAGAACGCCTGCCTTTTTCAGGTGAGCCATGAGATGCGCACCCGTCCGGCCCCAATCGGCGTTGCGGGGAGCGGGGAGCTGTCAGACGAGGTGCGGCTCACGGGATTGCACCCGGTGACGCGCCGCCTACTGGAGTCCTACCGACGGATAGAGGCGGTCTGACGTGGCCGGGGGCATACGGCTGCAGGTCCAGGTAGAGGGCTATCGCGAGCTGCGCCGCAAGCTGCGCGGCAACGACCTCCTCGCTGACCCGTGGCGCGACGCGATGAAGCGAATCGGGGAGATCGGCGTCACCGCTGCCCGCCCATCAGCGCCACGAGGGCGGACGGGGCAGCTCGCGGCCAAGCTCACGTCTCGGATTCAAGCCCGCCCGATGCCAAAGTGGGCCGCTGTCCGTACCACGGCCACCCGGTCCAGCGCAAAGTACCGGCGGTACTCCTACCCCAAGCGCTTGGAGTTCGACCCGGGGTCACGGCACAAGGGCTGGCTGCGGGGAGCCATCAATCGCGCCTGGGGCCGCATCGAGGCGATGCTGGACCGCACGGCCAGGGAGATCGAGCGAGCATGGCGGACCTGAGCGCGATCAGAGACGGACTTGCCGCTCGTCTGGCAACAGTCCCGGCCATTCGCAACAGCTACGCACGGTGGCCAGATCAGGTCAACGTGCCGTGCGCCATCGTCATGCCTCGGGACGGCAACTGGCGCGAGGCGCTGGGGGGCGTTCCGTCATTCGTCTTCGAGATCACATTGTTGATTGCCGCGTGGAAGCTGCGCGGTCTCCCCCGCGCACAAGAGGCGCTCGATGTGTGCCTCGATGACACCGGAGCGAACAGCGTTCATGCCGCCGTTCGGGGGGATGTCACCCTCGGCGGCGCAGCGCACACATGCGATGTTGAGGGCTTCACGGACTACACCTCACTTGAAGTCAACGGCGCCGAGTATCTCGGCTGCAAGGTGACCGTCCGTGTCTGGGCATGACCCCGCCTCATCACTCTGGAGGTCTGGTGGTGACTCCGCTGAAGATCGATCCTGCCGCGATGATCGGCGCTGCCGCCGGCCTGATCGTGGGCCTGTGGGTGGGGCTGGGCGTGTTTGTACAGGCGCTCCTTGTGGTGATGGTGGCCGATCTGGTGACTGGCCTGATTGCGGCGGGGTACGAAGGCCGAATCAGCAGCGGCGCCAGCCTGCGCGGCCTTGCCAAGAAGGCGACACAGCTGATCCTGGTGATGCTGGTGGCGTGGCTCTCGGCCAACCTCAACGGGTACCTCGGGGATGGGTTCCCGGGCACCGAGGCTGTAGCCGGCGCATTCATCCTGACCGAGATCATCAGCATCCTGGAGAACGCCAAGCGAGTCGGTGTGAACCTGGGGCCGCTCGAGCGGGTGCTCGCCGTGGCGCGCCAGACGCAGCCGCCGCAACAGCCGCCACCACCACGGCCAGCAGGAGGGGTGTAGAGCATGGCGCGGCAGCACGGGAAGGACGTCCGGGTGTACCTCGGTGGGCGCGACGCCAGCGGCGATCTGGTGTCAATCGAGGTGACGGCCGCTGTTGACACGCACGACGCGACCACGTTCGCCTCGGCCGGCTGGAAGCAGTTCGACCCTGGCCTCGTCGGTTGGACGGGCAAGCTGGAAGCGTTCTACGACCCGGCCTCGGGCGGGATCGGGCGGCAACTGGAGACGGCGCTCGGGGCCAACACGGCCGGGCTGGGCGTCCTCTCGATCTTCGACGGCGCCGCGAACGCCGTCGGCGACGCGGGCGTCATCGGCTCCGAGGCGCTCTTCAAGTCGCGGATACAGCCGATCAAGGTCAACGACCTGATCAAGCTCAGCGGCGATCTGGACGGGAATGGGCGGCTCGGGCTGTTCGGCCACCTGCTGTTGCCCCACGGCACGCAGACCGGCAGCTTCGACGGCGCCAGTTTCGATAACGGCGCCAGCTCGGCGAACGGCGGGCGCGCCAACCTTCATGTCACCTCGATCTCAGGCACCTGGACGTTCAAGGTGCAGGACTCGCCGGACGATTCCACCTGGGCGGACCTGATCGCCTTCACGGCGTTCACCGCCATCGGCGCGCAATCGATCGAGGTGACGGGGACCGTGGATCGGTACGTCCGCATCATCGGCACGGAGGACGTGGCCGGCACGGTCGTCGCCGTCGGCGGGTTCGCCCGCTACTGACGTTCCGCGCGGAAACATCAGCCCGGCCCGCCACACGGCGGGCCGTTCGCGTTTCAGGAGGGGCACATGGCCCGCGTCCACGGCAAGGATCTCACGTCGGTGGCGGTTGACGACAGCGGCGGCACCCCCGTCGCCATGCTGGCCGAGACCATCGCACTCGACTTCCAGGTCAGCGTCGAGACCCACGACACGACCACCCTCGGCGACGACTGGAAGGAGTTCACCGCCGGCCTGCAGGGCGGCGACACGTTCACACACGAGGTCTTCTACAACAACACCAACACGACTGGGATCTGGGCGATCCTCACCGCGCGGCTCGGCCTGGCGGGCACGCTGTCGTTCGGGGACGGCACGCGAACCGTCTCGATGGAGACGATCATCACCAACCTGTCGCTACCGATCAAAGTCAATGACATGATCAAGGTGACAGTCACGCACCAGATCACCGGGGCGGTGACCTTCTCATGAGCGGCGGGGTTTCTAAGCCTCGCCGCGTCGAGCTGGGCGAGCCGCTCAAGGGGTGTCACGTCCTGGTGGACGCCGACAGTCTCGACATGGGCTTGCTCGAAGACATCCAGTCTGGCGACGTCGGGCGGTTCATCCGCGCCGTCGCACGGGCGGTCGTGGGGGGCGACGCCTGCCCCGGCCTCGGCGGTGACGAGGCGACGCGGCTCGCGGCGCTGCGCCGCCTGAAGCCTGACCAGTTCGCCGCCGTCTTCCAGGCGATGCAGGGGCTGTTCTCGGTCCCAAAGACCAGCTGAGCGAGGTCGCCAAGTGGGCGATGGGGATGCACGCGGCCCCCGCGCCTGACCTCGTGATGCTGTTCCAGGCCGCCGCCATCTGCAAGGAGTTCCCAGCCTACCGGCTGGAGGACGTCCGTAACCTGCGCGGCCAGGCGCTGCTCGATGTGCTGCGCGCCGTCGAGCTGCTGAACCTGGTCCGCAAGCTCCACTCCCCATCCTGAGAGGTCTGCGCCCGTGGCCGGAGCCCAGCTCGACATCAAGATCATCGCTCACGACATGGCGAGCAACGTCGTGTCCAAGGTGGGCGGCGTCTTCGACGGGCTGGGCCGGGCCGGCCTGGCCATCGGCGGCCTCAAGGCGATCGCCGAGGGGATCGGCGGCATTGCCACCTCGATGATCGAGGGCAACGCCAAGATGGAGACGTACGAGACGCAGCTCGGCACGCTCCTGGGATCCACCGACGCCGCCAAGGAGCGCATCGCGCAGCTCTCGAAGATCGGCGCCGAGACGCCGTTCGAGCTGAACCAGCTGGTCGCCGCCGAGAAGATCATGGCGGGCTTCGGCCTGACGACCCAGAAGACGCAGCAGCTAGCCGGCCTCTCGCTCGACGAGTACCGCACCCGCATGGGGGACATGGCGGCGGCCACCGGCACGGACCTGTCCGAAGTCACGCTGCTCTGGTCCAAGTTCGGCTCTGGCGCCACTGGCGAGGCGATCTCGCGCCTCCAGGAGCTGGGCATCGTCACCCGCGAGCAGATGGCCGAGATGGGCATCCAGTTCTCGAAGTCGGGCGAGCTGCTCAGCCCGGTCCCCGAGGCGATGCGCGTGGCGCTGGAGATCGCCAACCAGAAGATGGGCGGCGGCATGGCCGCGCTTTCGCAGACGTTCGAGGGCCAGATGTCCACGCTCTCGGACAACTTCAACCAGGCGAAGGTGCTGCTCATGCAGCCGATCTTCGAGGTGTTGAAGATCGGCCTCACCAGCGTCAACGAACTGCTCAGCAGCGAGGCGTTCCAGACCGGGCTGACGACGTTCGCCACGACGTCGGCCAACGCGATCCGCGGGACCATCGCCGTGGTGCAGGAACTGTTCGCCGTCTTCCAGGGTGGCGCAGGGGAGGGCGCCACGGACCTGCTGTCGAAGATCTTCCCGCCCGACATCGCGGCTGGCATCGTCGAGGCGGTGCGGCAGATCGGCGACGCCTGGCGGACGGTCATCCAGGTCTTCACGGACGGCTGGGAGCCGTCGGCCGAGATCGAGCCGCTCTCCAACGCCCTCGGCGGCGTGGCGCTGGTCATCCGCAATGTGCTGATTCCCGCCGTGATGGCCGTCGGCGCGTTCATGCTCGAGCAGTTCGGCGTGGTCGTCGATTGGGTCGTGGCGAACTGGCCGCTGATCCAGCAGACCATCGCCACCGTGCTCGGCGCCATCGGCGCCCTCTGGTCCGAGCATAGCGACACGATCACGGCCGTCGTCAAGGCGCTGTGGGAGATCGTCAAGACGGTCATCGGGACTGGCCTCGCCACGATCCTCGACACGATCAAGCTCGGCATGCAGCTGATCAATGGCGACTTCGACGGGGCGTGGGAGACGTTCAAGGGGATCATCGAGCGGCAGCTCGCGGCAGCGGGGACGATCCTTGGCGCCGCGTTCGACGCGCTCTACGCCATCGTCGATGCGGCCACGGGCGGGATGCTGACGAGCATCTCCACCTGGATGACCGACACCAGCAACGCCATCAGCGGCGGCATGGACACGATCACCACAGCGATCTCGACGGGGTGGGAGAACGCCAAGACGACCGTCAGCAACATCCTGCCGACCATCAAGACCGTCGTCATGGCGATGTGGAACGCGCTGCCCGAGGACATCCGCACGGACCTCGCGCTGATCGCCTCGCACATCACGACGCAGGGTCAGACCTGGGTCACCAACCTGACCACGGCCGGCAGTTCGATGCTCACGGCGATCACCACGAAGCTGGCCGAGATGGTCACCGCCGCGACCACCTGGGCGACGTCCACGTTCCTGGCGCCGATCACCGGCCTGGCCGCCAGCACGGGTACGGCCATGACCACGGCCGGCAGCGGCATGCTGACCGCGATCTCCGGCAAGCTCGGTGAGATCGTCGGGCGAATCAGCGGCTGGGTCGAGGAGTTCCTGGCGCCAGTCCGCAACATGGCGACGACCGCACAGAGCGCTGCCTCGGCCGTCGGGAAGGCCATCGTTGACGGCATCACGGCCGCCATCAACGCTGGCGTGCAGGCCATCCGCGACGCCGCAACGCGCGCAGCGAGAGCGGCGCTCGACGCAGCCAAGTCCGCGCTCGGGATCAGCTCGCCGTCTCGGCTCTTCAACGTCGAGGTCGGGCAGCAGATCGTGGCAGGCCTGATGGCCGGCGTCGAGGAGATGCGGCGCCCGCTCAACGCGCAGATCGGCGGTCTTGTGCAGGTTCCTACGCTCGCACCAGCCTACGCCGGCCCTGGCAGTGGTGTGGCAGCGGCAAGCGGGCGGCAGACTCACGAGCACATCGTGCGGGTGGGCGACATGGAGGCCATGCGGATCGTCGTCGTCGGGCGCGAGCTGGCGAGCACCGTCTACGGGAGCAACAACGTCGGATGAGTGAGCTTGACCGCAAGGGACAGACCGCCGTCCTCGTCAACTGGGAGAACGACGGCGATCCCGGCGACGGCGTCTACGACGACATCACAGCCGACGTCGCGCTCAGCCAGGCGCTGGTCGTCGAGATCGGGCGGGACACCGTGCGCCTGTTCGGCCGGCCGCGCGCCAACACGGCCGAATGGCTGCTCCGTAACACCGAGCGGCGCTACTCCAGCGAGTACACCGGCTCGCCGCTGCGAGGCGAGCTCCAACCGGGCCGGCGCGTCTGGATCACCAAGACGCTCGGCGACGAGACCGTCACGATGGCCGATCCCGTCGCCACGATGGCCGATCCGGGCGTGCTGATGTCTGGGGTCAGCACCACGCGGCTGTTCAGCGGCAACACGCGCCAGCCGAAAGAGCGGTACGGCCCCGGCCCGCGCAACCGGTGGGTGGACATGAGCGCCACCGGCGCCCTGGCGAAACTCCAGGCCGCCGACGACGTGACGATCACGCTGCGGACCGACATCACCACGGGCGCCGCCGCGCTGCTGGTGCTCGCCGCCGCCGGCCTGACCAGCGCCGAGTACAGCGTCGATCAGGAGATGATCGACAACGGCAGGGTCTTGGACTGGTGGTACTGCGACCGCCGCCGCCCGCTGGAGGCGCTAATCGAAATCTGGGCCTCCGAGGGGCCACCCGGGGCGCTCTACGAGGACCAGTACGGGGTGATCGTGCTGGAGGGCAGCACGTATCTGGCCGACGCCACGCGCAGCAACACGGTGCAGGCGACCTACTACTCGGATCCGGCAGACGGCGACCTGGCGATCACCGGTGTCGAGCCAGCGCCGAGCTTCGAGCAGATCGTCAACTCGGTGACGTTCCAGCTTGAGCAGCGCGTTGTTCAGAGCACGACCCAGGTGGCCGAGTTCGACGGCTCGTTCAACCTTGCCAATGGCGAAGTGCGGACGATCATCTTCCGCTCATCAGACCCGCTGGCCGGGCACACCACGCCAGCGCTGACCACCGATTACACGGTGACGGGCACGGCGCTGGCCTCGGTGACCTCGGCGGCGCTCGGCGCCCTGGCGGTGGCGGTGACGTTTACGGCTGGCGCGGGATCGGCCACGGTCGGGCCGCCAGATGGTGGCAACGGGCCTCGCCTGCGCGGTCAGCCGTTGACGCTGGTTGGCCAGGTGGACGCCGAGCAGACGGTAGACAGCAGCGACAGTCAAGCCGAGTTCGGCGTGCGCACGCTGCCGAGCAGCATGCCGCGCCCCTGGGTGGGACTACGGCCGACCGAGGCGTCAGGCGTGGCCGACGCCTGGGTGCTCGCGTACCAGCAGAACCGGCCGGCGTTTGTGCTGACCCTGGTCAACCGCAACGGGCCAACGATGCTGGACCTACTCAGGAGGCGGGTCTCTGACCTGATCGAGCTGGTGGACCCTGACGAGTCGGGCGCCAGCCGACAACTGACGATCCACTCGATTCGCCACGAGATCCAGGGCGACCACCACCACCGCGTGATCCTCGGCTGCGAGGCGCGGTTTGAGACCGACTGGGCGCGCTGGGACGTCGGCCAGTGGGACGTAGACCGATGGGGCCAGTGACACCATGCCGCAGATAACCAAGCCACCAGTCTACGTACCGACTGCCGCGCCAGGGGCCGCGCTCGCCGTTGCCGACCATGATGAGGGCCTGCACGAGGTCGACCGCAACACGATCCGCTCGATCATCGACAGCCTGCCGCCGCAACGCAATCGGCTCGCCAACGGCCGGATGCAGGTCAAACAGCGCACAACGCTCGGGACGGCCGACGACTCGTACACGCTCGATGGGTGGGTGCTGCTGCTGGAGGCGTCCTCCGGCGCCACGGTGAGCCAGGAGACGAGCGACGTCCCCACGGACGGCTCGAAGCGCGCGCTCAAGCTGACGCTCGATGGCAACGACGGTAAGGCGGGCGTTGCGCACTTCGTGGAGTTTCTGGATTGCGCCGATCTTCGAGGGAAGTCGGCCTCGATCCAGGCCAAGCTTAAGGTCAACAACGCTCGCGTCGGCGACGTGCGGCTCGCCGTGCTGGAGTGGACCTCGACGGCCGACAGCCTGACCAGCGATGTCGTCGGGACATGGGGATCAGCCGGCACGAACCCGACGCTCGCGACGAACTGGGCGTACCTGGGCACGCCGGCCAACTTGTCGGTAACGACCTCCTGGGCGACGTACAAGATCGAGGGCCTGACCGTGGGGGCGTCGGCCAACAATCTCGCGGTATTCGCCTGGGTGAACGACGAGAGCAACGACGCCGGCGACTACCTGCTGATGACCGACGTACAGCTGAATGAGGGGCCGCTGTGCACCGACGTTGAGCGCCGCCCCTACGCCGAGGATCTGGCGCGCTGTCAGCGCCAACTCTTCGTGCAAACGGGCACGGCTGTGGTGCTCGAGGGATCGGTTCAGACGAGCGGCAGCACGATCGACAGTCCGCTGTTCTGGCTTCCCCAGCCGATGCGCTCGTCACCCACCTTCAGCCACAATGCGACAGGCTACGGCGCCGGAAACACCGAGGTCCGCGCCTACAACTACGCGCTGCCGGGCGACTCAACAGTCTCCAGCCTGAGTCTAACTGGAATTCGGCTAAACCCGAGGTCAGTAGTGCTGCGCCTTGGCAACGTGACCAATGGCGCGACCGCCAACCTGTGCCAGCTCAACGTCGGCAGCGGCGTCGATCTGACGTTCTCTGCGGAGCTGTGAGCATGTACCAGCTACTCTCGGGCGCCGACGGCGTGCGGCGGCTGGCAGACGGCGCGACGATCCCCGCCGACCCCCGCAACGGCGACTACCATGAGTATCTGGCGTGGGTGGCGGCTGGCAACACCGCCACCCCGCCCGACCCGGCGCCCATCGTCTACAGCGGCGGGCGCAACCTGTCTGCCCGGCTGCGCACTACCAACGCCACGCCGACCGAGCTGTTCCGCGCCACTCTTGCCCCGCTGACGGCGTACGTGGCGCTGCTGGAACTGGTCGCCGTGGACGCCGGCAACGGCGCGTTGCGAGCGATCCGCGCCAGCTTGGCAGCCAAGCGGCTCGGTGGCGGCGCGCTTCTGATCGGGCCGCCTGTCGTGATCGCCAATCACCAGGACGCGGCGGCGTCAGCCTGGGCGGTCGGAGCTACGGCTGAGGGCAACGATTTCGCGATCACCGTGACGGGCGCGGCCGGCAGAAATATCGACTGGCTGCTGACCGGATCGGTGCGGAGCTTCACGCCGGGGGGCGAGTCATGACGCTACTGGACGCGCGCACGTCTGGAGCGAAGCTGACGCCTGAGCTGTGGCGACGGGACCATCGCGTGCGCCAGCTCGCCAGTCAGCGCGGCTTCAAGATCCCGCCGCCCCAGTTCATCAACCCCGACGCCACGGCGGCCAGGGCCATCGTCAACCACGGCCGCTGGCTGGCCTGGTGCCCGGACTGCATTGGCTCGGCCGAGGCCGTCTGGCGACCGTCTGGGCCGGCCGCAGATGGCCGCTTGCTCAGTCCGTTCTTCTGCATGAACTGCGGCAACGCTTCGGCGGGCGGCGTCTGGCGGTGGGCGCAGTTTCCGCCCGACATGGCCGCCATCGAGGCGCGGCTAGAGGCGTTGCCGCGCGAGCGCCAGAACTGGGATCCGTGGTCAGAGGAGCCAACCGCCGAGGAAGAGGCGGCCTGGGCCGAGGCGGCGCGCCAGATGGTCGATCCTGAGCACGGGCTGAAGGGGGGCTGACATGCCGGAAGTCTGGACAGCGCCCTTCATCGCCGTCACCAATGACATCATCGCGTCGTCGGACGCCAACGCGGGCTACCGAGGCAACCTGCTGTGGATTCGGCAGTTCCTGTCGGCCAACCCCAGCGGCGCGAACGAGTGGCTCCAGTCCACCAGCGCGGACGGCGCGAGCTGGGTCTCGCGAGCGGCGGCCGTGCTGGCCGCGCTGGGATTCACCCCCGTGAACAAGGCCGGCGACACGATGAGCGGCGCCCTCACGTTCAGCGACACGAACGAGGGCGTGATCCTCAGCGGCGGCAGCCAGCTGCGCGACTCGACAGGCGCCGAACTGTCGATCCTGGCGCACGCCGGACGACTGGTGATTTACGACGCCACCGATGTGTCGGTCATGATGGTGATCGAGGACGCCTCGAACACCCTCACGTTCAAGGGCTCGACAATCTGGCGGGCGGCGAACGATGGCGCCGGCTCCGGCCTGGACGCAGATCTCCTCGACGGACTCCAGGCTGCTGCGTTTCTGCAGCTCACCGGCGGCACGATGTCCGGCAACATCCTGCTGGTCAACACCGCTGAAATCCAGGCCATCACGAGCGGCGGCACGCCGAGGGCGGTCCTGGTGATGACGGCCGGCAACGTAGTCAACCTGGGTCACGCGAGTCACGCGCTAGCGCTCCTGGGATCGGCGCTCACGTTCGCGGGCAACCCCGTGTGGCACGCTGGCAACGATGGCGCTGGGTCCGGCCTGGACGCTGACTCCATCGACGGACTTGATTCAACAGCCCTCGCTCGACTCGGCGCAACGTCCAACTTCACAACCCCGCCGACCATCAATAGCAACACTGTCTGGCACGCTGGCAATGATGGCGCTGGCTCCGGCCTGGACGCCGACAGTCTCGACGGTGTGAGTTGGAAACAGGGTCTCACGGGCGAGTTCAGCGGCTCCCACACACTCACCACAAGCTATGCGGATCTGAGCCCGTCGTGCCAGTTCACCGCCGACCGCAACGGTCAGTGGTTGGTGCTACTCGTTGCCGAGTTCGTCACCGGGGCTGGGGATGGACAGCCGGGCTGCAAGATCGTGGCAGGCGGTGTCGATCAAGAGGAGGGGCTGGGGGTGCATACCTCTGGCCTCGGCGGCCCCCTGCTCGGGCCTGCCGTTGCGATGGCGCTCGTGACGGTGAGCGGCTCCACGACCATCAAGGCGCAGGTGAAAAAAGCGTCAGGTTCGGCCACCAGCAACTGCGTCTACTCCAAAATCAGTGGCGTCTGGCTGGCGCCGTAGGAGACACCATGCCACGAGACACCGACCGAACCGACGCCCAGGCCGCCACGACTGTCGATCCGCCGACACCACAGGAGCTAGAGCGGGCGGTGGCCGCGCTGACGGCGCTGTGCGAACGGCTGCCCGAGGGCGAGTCGCGCGCCAATGCGCTGGCGCACCTACGCACCACGGCGCGGTGGGCCGAGCGGGCGCTGAGTGAGGGGTAGCCCGTGAGCCACTTGCGCGTGACCGCCGACGGCGTGCGGCTGCGCGAGCGGCCCGACACGAGCGCCCCGATCCTGGGCGAGTGGCCGGCCGAAACCAGGGTGACGCCGTTGACGGACCACGCCTGGCGGCAGGTTAGAACGCCGGACGGCCGCACGGGGTGGATGGCGGCTACGTACCTGGAGCCAGCCGAGGGCCCGCCGACGCCTCGCCTCGTCTTCGATCCGAACACCCCCACCGAGCTGCAGCGCCAGGACTGGACGTGCAGCATCCGCAGCGTCATGTGGATGCTCAAGTCGATAGGCGTGGCCGTGACGCCCGAGGAGGCGCAGGACGCCATGTCGCCGCGCTACGTCAACAGCGACGTGGGGCTACTCGATGCGAGCGGCGCGGGGATCGTCGAGGTCTTGCGGGAGCGTTGGGGCGTCAGCGCCTACAACGACGCCTCGGCCACGTTCGATGGGGTGGCGGCGGTTGCCGGCCGGATGCCCGTGGCGCTCGGGCTGCGCAACTGGGGCGGACAGGGATACGGCCACTGGTCGGCAGTGAGAGGCTTTGACGGCTCGCGGCTGATCCTCGCCAACCCTGCCGGCACAGGCCCGCGCTTCGGGCAGCAGACGCTGACTCGCGCGCAGTTTGAGGATCGCGGCCCAGCCAGCATGGTGGTCATCCCGGTAGCCTGACGTTCCGCGCGGAAAGATCGCCCGCCCCAGCGGGGCGCCGCACGGCGGCCTCTTCTATCCATACTCGCGAGGGCATCGAGTTGTCACACCACGGGCTCCAGTTCGTCAGGACGAAACGAGTCCATCCACGGCGTGCCGTTGCACCAGACCGTGAACATGACAGCGACCCCGTGTTCGCGCTCAGGCCAGACTTCAACCACCTGGCCGACCAGCCCATCCGTGTCCAGGCCCGGCCGGTGGCCATGCTCGCACAGCCGAAAGCCGCGTGCGTTGCGTGCCAGCGTGACCCGGACCTTCTCACCGCCTCGGTAGCTGCTCATACCTGGAGATACCCCTGGCGCAGGGCGACTGTCGCACCAGACCGAAGCGTGCTGCCAACGTGCTGCCAAGGCGTGTGAAACTTGTGAAGAAATTGGCCGTTTGAGGAGCTGATGGCGGGCCATTGAGCAGCCGTGAAGGGCTCCCCCACCAGGAGCGCGCGTCTACCGGCGAGCGGCGGCGCGGGCCTCCATATGACTGAAGATCATCGGCATCTTTTCAGATCGTGTGTTTCCTTCGAGTCAGCGGCGGCAGTGCTGCCAAGTTGCTGCCATCAGCCCGAAACGCTGGCCGAAATTGCCACCGGCCCGAGCAACCCCCCGACCGCGCGATCAACCACGTCGTCGTCGGAGGGCACGGCCCACCCGTAGCGCCGGTACGTGAACGAGGGATCGTGGTGGCCCAGGATCTCCGCGACCTTGGCGACCGGCACGCCGCGCCGCAGCATCAGGGTCGCGGCCGTGTGCCGTAGACCATGCGGAGTGAGATCAGGCAAGCCCGTCTGGGCTGCCGCCTCGGCGCTCAGCCCGGCGCGGAGCGCGGCGTCCCGGCGGGCGCGGTTGATGTCACGGATCAGCCGCTTGAACTGGCGGCTGAAGATCGAGGCGACGATCGGCAGCCCGTTCGGCATGGCAAAGATCCACGTCGGCGAGGACTCATCCGTTGAGCGGAAGCGCTCGAGCATCACCACCATCTCGGGCACCAGGCGAATCGTCCGCTCGGTGTGCGTCTTCGTGTCGGCCAGGCGGCGCCCGATCTGTAGCCCGTGGCGGATCGTCAACTCGCGCGTGCGGACGTTGAGGTCCGTCCAGCGAAGGGCGCGCAGCTCGCCGCTACGGAGGCCGTAGCGGATCGCCAGCAGCCAGAGCGGCGGCCAGCGGTGGGTCAAGGCGGCTCGCTGGAACTCGTCGGCGTCGCGCTCATCCCAGACGTTCGGCCGGCGCTTCACCAGCACCAGCTGGCCCCCATACCGCCCGACAGGGTTTGCGGGCAGCACGCTCGGGACCAGGCCGTCGAACGCCGAGTGCAGGGTGCTGCGGACCAGCCGGCAGAACCGTGGCGAGAGGCCTTCGCCGACCATGCCATCGGTGATCCGATCAATGTGCGCAGGCGTCAGGTCCGCCACCAGCACATCCCAGATCGGCTCGGCGCGCCGCAGGCGGGTGCGATAGGTCCGCTGCGTCGGGATCTGCGCATTGCGATAGCGGGACCAGAACCAGCGGTCCAGGTGCTCCCCGACAGTCAGCGGAGAGAGACCGGCGCGCCGCTTGCGCTCGGCGATGCGGCCGTCGAGCCAGCGCTCGCAGTCGGCGTAGCGGGCGTCCACGTCGGCGCCCACACCGTCGTACGACTCGCGGTGGCCGTCGGCGTTGCGGACGTCCAGCGCGTAGACGCGCCCGGTGCTCGCCAACACGGTGATCGAGCCGGTGCCGGGCTTGCGCCGAGGCCTCGGCGGTGGCGGCTTGCGCGGCCGGCCTGGCCGTCGGCGTGTCGCGACTGCCGCTGAGGAGCCGGCTAGATCAGTAGCCGGGTGCAATGCCGCCACGTCCGTTACACGCCCCCTGACGGGTTGTGCCGGGCCAGGTCGTGCCGTCGTTGCAGACGATGGCGCCAGATCCAGGTTTCGGCGCCGCGCGAACGGTCGGGGTGGGGGCTGCGGCGGCGGGACGGCTGGTGGCCGTCGGCGCGGCGACCTGGCGCGTCGCGGCTGGCTCGGGAGCGGTGACCGTTTGCTGCTGCGGCGCCGGACCTCCCTGGACAGGATCGCTCTCCCAGGAGAAGCGCTCGGCGTTCGGCCGGCTCTGCAAGCCGTTCGGGCCGTTGATCCAGGTCGTGCCGCCATCGGTGAACGCCGTGAAGTTGTCGGCCTTGCGCCAGACCATGAGCCCGCCGCGCGTGCGCTGCTCGGCGTTGCCGTTCTCGGGGTTGGTCTGCTGGTCTTCGAGGCAGGCGCCGACCTTCTCGGCGCCGATCAGGTCGCGGAGGGTGGCGAATCCGAGGACGAACCGGCACTCCTGCGCCGCCGTCGGCGTTGCCGTCAGGGCCAGCGCCAACAGTGCGGCGAGTGCAAGCCTCCTCATCGGCGTCCGCCCTGCCAGGGCTGCTGCCCCTGGCGGCGCATCTCATTGATGAGCTTGTCGTTGCGCTTGTCGGCGTGATGGCCGTTGACCACCAGGATGGCGTGGATGATCCCCGGCACCCAGAGCATCAAGGTCAGCAGGCAGTTAAGCAGCGCCTGGAACGGCTTGCCGCACAGCAGGACCGCCAGCGGCGGCAACAGGATCGCCAGTAGGTACAGCACGATGATCCTCCAATCACCAGATGAGGTACGGCGGTCCCGTCCGTGTTACGGCTTCGCGCCGGTGTAGTAGGGCGCGAGCGGATCGCTCGCAGCCAACCGAAGTGAGACCCGCCAGAAGTAGGCGGCGAGCCCGATGGACGCTGAGTTGAGGCTGTGCAGCGCGTGGTCCCGGCGGCCTGGGATCTCGCCAAGGGCAACCGCGAGCGCTCGGCGGATCCGCACCATCTGACGCGGCACGCACAGCGACTCCGCTGCGGCCGTTGAGGAGTCATCGTCCAGGTGGATCTCTCGCGCGGCGGTGAGGGGAACGGCGAGTACGGACGCGATGACGTTCGTGCGCAACTCCTGCGGAGCGAAGCCCGAGAGACTCGAGCAGAACGCGGTCTCTCCTTCGGCGGCGTCGAACGGGTGAGCGCACTCGTGCGCCAGCACGCCGACGTACGCGGCGCCAGCCAGCCGCTCGTGCAGGTAGATGATCTGTCCCGATGTCGTCGCCTTGGTCCCGCCCAGCAAGATCGGGTCGAGGTCGCGCTGGATGATCCGCCACCCCATGAGGGACGGCAGTTGCTCCACGCTCCACCGACCGCGATGCCAGCGCTCGGCGAATGCCCGCGCCTCCTCGACGACCTGCCAATCAATCACGGCGTCAACTCCCCCCAACGCCCTCCAAGGCACCATACCCCTCCGCCCCGTCGTTCCTTACACCAACGCATAGGTGGTGTGCGGCGGTATGGCTTAGCGGTCGGCATTGTCACCGTCCGCCTCTTCGAGCGCACGGAACACGGCCTCCAACTCGGCGGTGGCGGCGCGGTACCGCTCCAGCAGTTGCTGCCGCTCCTCGCGGCTGAGCCGCCCGCCGGGCATCGGCGCCAGATGCTCGGTGCGGGACGGGCGTGCGCGCCGTGACGGGTCCTCGGATCCGGCGGGAGGCGCGGCCGAGCCCGCGTAGCCCGCTGCCCGCATGAGCCGCTCGTAGTACTCGTCGGCCAGATCGTTGTCGCGCCGGCCCGGAGCGTACGTCGCCAGCCCGTTGGCGAGCTTCCTCAGCGTACCTGCCTTCGGGAGAGAGATGGCCCGCTCGATGTCGCTGATGGTGTTGCGGCTGACCCTGGCGAGCTCGGCCAGGTCGTCCTGGCTGATGCGCCGGGCCTCGTCGCGGCACGCCACGAGCTCGCGGGCCAATCGATCGCGGGCGTCGAAATCGCCTGTTTTTCCCTGCACCCTTTGAGTCTACGGCAAGATCTGACGATTTCATCCGTCACCTATTGCACATTTTTCCCGTAGATAGTAGCATGGTGGGAGGAATTCGCCTGCAAAATTAGGAGAGACGTGCATGGACCTTGGCGCTGGGCTCCGCGCGCTCCGTCGGCAGCGCGGCCTTACCCAGGATGGGCTGGCCGATCTCGCCGGCGTTAGCCGCAACACCGTCAGCGAGATTGAGCGCGGCGCATCTCCTGGCACCGTGCGGATTGTCACCAAGCTAGCCACGGCGCTGGGCGTGCCAGCTGCCGAGTTGCTCGTAGGAGCGACCCCGGTGGCAGAGCAAGCAACCGCATGAGCGAACAGCCGTCGCCGTCCAGCCTGACGCGCCGAGCCGTGCGGCTAGAGCGCCGCCAGTGGGATCGGCTCGCAAGTCTGGCTGCCCGCGCGGGCGTCACGGTGGCGTCGGCGCTGCGCTCCGTCGTTGACCTTGGCTCCGACGCGCTCGAGCGCGACCTCACCAGCAACGGCGGTCAGCAATCATGACCGGGCAGGTGGCCTGAGATGGCGTCGCCCCGTCTCGTCACGGTCGGCGTGGCGGCCGAGCTGCTCGGCCGATCCTACGAGACGGTCTACCGCCTAGCGCGACGCAGGCGCATCGCTTACTTCCGCGACCCCGACACTGGCGGCTGGCTGTTCAGCCGCGAGTCGATCGAAGCGTACATCGGGGCCAACCTCGTGCCCGCGCGCCCGGATGCGGACCTGACGCCGATCAGGGCGCCGCGCGCTCGGCGGGCCAGTACACGCGCCGCGTCGCAGCCGTCCGAGGCTGACGAGCCGTGGCGCGGCTCCGTCTTCGGCCCGCGTGACGGGCCGGCGCAGAGCCCAGGAGGCAGGACGCAGAGCGCGGCCTCGTCAGCCGCCCGCACGAACCAACGCGCCGCAACGAGCAAGGCCCGCGCAAGCCGCTAACTCGCGCGGGCCAGGAGGGCCACAGAGTGGCATCGAGACTGACCGATTCTACCATGTCGCCAGCCGATCTGGCGCCTGAGCCGCTGCCTCGCGAGCTGCACCGCGCAGCAACTCACGTTGAGGGGCTGGCGGCCGGCATCGCTCAGGCCGCGCTGGCGATCTCCGAGCGCCTGGGCGTGGCCGTTGCCTGCGACGCTCAGCAGGCCGCTGAGCTGCGCCAGGCGACGAACGTTCCGCGCGGAATCTCGTGCGCGTGGCGCTGGTCCACCTCGACCGCGCCGACGGGCACGACCAGGCCCGCGATGAGCAGGTCGCCATCTCTGGCCGGCTCAGCGCGCGGATCCGCCAGGCCGTGCGCTGCGTCGGGCGCGCGCTCGAGCAGCTGCTGACGGGCCGCGTGCGCCCGATCACCGAAGGGAGCCTCACCTGATGGGCTACGTCAAGCTCCACGACTGGCGCCAGGACGCCGTCCCGATCTGGGTCTCGATCGACATGATCTCGGCCCTGCAGCTCATGCCGGCCACGAAGGAGCGGCCGATGCTGACCGTCGTGCGGATCGGCAACGGCAGCTACTCCGAGTGGGTGCGCGAGACGCCCGAGGAGATCCTCGGCGCGGTCGCGAGCTACTACGGCTACGAGTCGCTGGACCGCGTCGTCATCAGGGCTGTCGCCCTGCCGACGCCGACCGAGGCTGCAGGCGCCGTGGAGGCCTCGTCATGACGAAGACGACCACTGGCCCCACCACCACCACAGATCCCGGCCTCGCGCTGCTGGCCCGCGCGGAGGAGGCTCGCCACCTGGCCAGCCTCGCCGCTCAGCAGCGGCGCCGACACGACATCGAGCGCAACCGCGCCGGGCTGCTCGACCTGGCGCGGCAGCATCTCGCAGAGATCTCCGACGACTGGAAGTCCGCGCAGGTCCTCCTGCACGGCTCCGACGACGACCTGGCCAACCTCTACCGCTACGACGACAGCGACGACAGCGACCGTGAGCGGGCCGTTGCTGAGATCGTCCTCGGCAGCCAGATGCTCGCGCTTCGCTGGGTTCCGAGCCGATGGGAATTGCATCTGGTCCAGCGGTGTCCGCACTGCGGCGGTCCACACGAGAGCCCTGAGCTTGCGAGCGAGACGCTGCACGAGGTGGGGGCGTGGCTGGCGGCGCTGCAAGAGCGCTGCCCGCTGGGGACGGCCGACGAGGAGGTCACGCCGTGATCGCGCCGCATCTGCGATCTGGGGCGGCGCGGCTGCGGCAGGTCTGGGGCACGCTGTTCGGCGCGGTCGCTCCGCAGCGGCCGGACCAGCTCGACGAGCGGCTCCAGTTCGTCGCCGTCGTCGCCGAGCGGCGCATGATCGCGGACCCCGAGCTGGGGTTCGCGGCGCTGTCGCTCGACGAGATCCGCGCCACGGCGCAGCGGCTGACGTTCGCCCGCTACTGCGTCGAGACGGGCCTCCGCTCCGACTACCCGCCGGCCGAGGGGCAGTAGCGTGGTCTGGGTCAAAACGCCTGACGACCTGCACGACCGCCCGGAGATGGCGCAGATCGGCGCCGTGGCGTTCACGCTGCACCACGCCGCCCTGAGCTACTCCAACCGCCTGCTCACCGACGGACGGCTGCCGGCCAGTCAGGTCCGGCGGCTGACCGACATCGAAGAGCCGGCGGCGGCCATCGAGCGGCTGGTGCAAGCCGGCTGGTGGCAGATCGTCGAGGGCGGCTACCAGCTGGTCTACCTGCTGGATCTCCAGCCGACGGCCGCGCAGGTCTCGGAGGATCGCCGCCTGGCAGCCGAACGGCAGCAGCGCCGCCGCGACAAGGAGAGCGGCAGGTTTGCCCCCGAGATGTCACGCCGTGACTCACGCGTGAGTCACACCCACCCCGGACCCGGACCCGGACCCGGACCCGGACCCGGACCCGGACCCGGACCCGGACCCGGACCCGATACCCGGACCCGTCCCGTCCCTGTCCAGCCTGTGTCTCGCAGCAAGCCCACGCCTGCGGAGACGGCGGCTGGCGCCACCGGGCAGGACAAGCCTGCCGCGAAGGCAGCGCCAACGAAGACCAGACCTGCTGGCCTCGGTCAGCAGCGGATGGCCGCCATCATCGACCTGGTGCGCAGCCAGGACGTGGCGATCAGGCCAGGGCCGCGTGACGGCAAGGCGGTGCGGGAGTGCGCGGCGCCGCCAGAGCTGGTGGCGGCGGCCTACTGCGCGGCGGCGCGCGGCGAGTGGGATCCCGGCGGGACGGGCTGGCTCCGCGAGAACCTGAGCCTGCACGTCGTGATCGACCGCATTGCCGGCTTCGAGCAGTCGCAGGCGAGCCGGCGCTACTGGCAGGATGTGGCGATTCGTACGGTGGAGCGGCACGCCGAGGCCACGGCGCCAGAGATCGAGCGGTCGCCGGAGGCCGACTCGCCGACGGCTGCGGAGGCCGGCCGGGTCTGGGCGGCGGCGCTCGCCGAGCTGCGCCTCGGCATGACCCAGGCGAACTTCGAGGCGAACCTCGGCGCCACGCGGGCGGTGGCGTTCGAGGACGACCAGATGACCGTGGCCGTCGGCAGCCCGCTGGTGCGGGACACGCTGGACGCGCGGTTCCGACAGCACATCCTGCGGGCGCTCTTCGACGCGGTGGGCCGGCCGTGCCGGCTGCGCGTCGTGGTTGGCCGTGCGCAGGTTACGGCCACGGCGCCGGCGGCCGTGGCGGAAGGAAGCGCCTGATGGCTGGCGTGACCACGAAGACCAGTGTGCGCCAGGGCGCGGGCTTCGCCGCCTGCGTCGTGGAAATCGAGATCACCTGCCCGCACCATCGCCAGGCGGCGCAATTCCAGGTGCTGAGCCGGCCAGAGACGGACGGCGGTGAGTGGGGCGATGAGGAGTTGGTGCGGTCCTGCACGGCGTCGGTGGCGCTGGCCCATCTGCGCTGCGCGCCGTGTGACTGCGCCCGGGCTGTGTGGGCGCGGAGCTGGCCAAGCGTCGGCCAGACCTGCGCGTTCTCGCCGAACTGACGGCGAGGGAGGAAGACCACGATGGCACTGATGATCGAGCGTGCGGCCGAGCGCCGCATCACCCAGGCGGCCTGGCGGGCCGTCGATCCTGGCGAGATCTCGCGGCTGCCCGTCGAGCGGCGCGTGCTGATCGCGGCGGGCGAGATCGGCGACGACCTGACACTCGGGCTGTCAAAGCTCCAGAGCGTCTACGCGCGGGCGGCGCTGGCCGAGACGGGATCGCTGCGCGCGGAGCTGCGCCGCAACGTGGTGGAGTGCCGGCGCCTGATCCTGCTGCTGAGCATGGTGCGCGACATTGCCGGCGAGACCAGCCAGCCGCTGGCGGACGTCGCCCAGGAGATCGCCCAGCAGGCCGACCTGGCGCTGGCGGACCCGGAGTTCTGCGGCCTGGCCGGCCAGGAAGTCGCCGAGGGGGCGCGGCGGGCCTGGGCCGGGCGGCCGTCGTGAGCGGGCCGTTGCTGACGGCGCTGGTCTACCTCGTGGTGCAACACGACGGCATCACCGCGGCGAGCCTCAAAGTCGCTGTCGCCGATGAGCTGACCGAGGCGCAGCGCGCGCAGGTCGATGCGGCCATCGCCATGATTGAGCCGGCGGTTGGCGAGCTGAGCGTGAAGATCGCCGAGCTGGTCAGCGGGCAAGAGGTTGTCCAGGCGAAGCGCACGCGCCGCGCTCGGCACGACGACCCCGCCCGCGAGCGGCGGAACTGACGATGGCGGGCAAGCGCAGCGCCCGGAAGGGCCAGCCGAAGGGGCGCCAACATCTGGCGTTCGCCGGCGTCGGCCTGGTCACGCAGATCCGCTGTCAGGTTGACGACGAGCGCCTGGTGGTGGCTGTCGAGACGGTCCGCGACCAGACGGTGCGGGTGCTGCGCTGCCCGACCTGCGACTGGCGGCAGGCGGTCCCTGCTGCCGTTGAGATGGCCCTGGCGGGCGGGGAACCGCTGCCGGGCCTGGAGGATGACGACATGGCGAGTTCGAGCGCCACCGCGTCGGCGGTGGCCGATCCCGCATCCCGACGTTCCGCGCGGAACGTCACGCCGCGCCCTGGCGAGTCGGCCGGCGAGCTGACGTTGCCGACAGCGTCGCTGATCCCGTCGCCGCTGAACCCGCGCAAGCGCTTCGACCAGCAGGCGCTGGCCGAGCTTGCCGCGTCGCTGCGCGACGTCGGAATGCTGCAGCCGGTGGTGGTGCGACCGATCCCGGCCGGGCAGGCTGGCCACGGCGCCTACTGGATCGTCGCGGGTGAGCGGCGCTGGCGGGCGGCGCAGCTGGCCGGCCTGACCTATGTGCCGGTCCGCATCCTGGAGGACCTCGACGACGCCGGCCACCTGCGCCTCGCGATCACCGAGAACGACGCTCGCAAGGACCTGGACCCCGTCGAGCAGGCGCGGGCGTATCGCCAGCTCAGCGAGCTGACCGGCCAGACGCAGGCGCAGATCGGCGCCTCGATCGGGCGGGCGCCCTCGACCATTGCCAACGCGCTGCGGCTGCTGGACCTGCCGGAGGACGTGCTCGGGCGGATCTCGGCCGGCGAGCTGAGTCCAAGCCACGGCAAGGCGCTGGCCCGGTTCGCAGGGTACGGCGCCGTGGCCAGCAAGCTCGGCGAGTGGGCGGCGAAGGGCGGTTGGACCAGCAAGGCCATCGAGGGTGGCCTGCCGAACGCTGTCATCAGCCAGTTGGCCAGCGAAAAGCTCGGCCAGAAGTTGGACTATGCGGTCGGCTTCGACACCAATGTCTGCAAGGCGTCCTGCCCGTTCGGCGCCTACATTGCCCCCGCCGAGTCGTGGGCGCCGGGGCTCTGCCTGCGGCCGGCCCACATGCAGGAGCTGCAGGCCGAGTACAAGGCGAAACAGGCGGCCGAGCAGCAGAAGATCCGCGAGACCACGGCAGCGGCCGTAGCCGGCGCAGACGGACCGCTGAAGCTGGCTGATCTGGCGCACGGGACGTACCAGAGCCTGCGGTACGCCCGCCCGGCTGGCTGCACGAGCGCGTGCCCTTGCGAGCGAACGGGTTTGGATGGCGCTGGGCAGCCGCTCCCGATTTGCGTCGATCCGGCTCGCTACGCCGAACGGGAGCGCGAGTCGAAGCGAGCCGACATTCAGCGGCGCACCGACCTGGCGCGCGTGGCAGAGGAGAAGCTGACAGCCGAGTTGCTGGCTGACCAGGGCGTCAGCCGCCGCGCGCTGGCGATGCTGGCGGCGGTTGTACTTGATGAGGTGCGCAGCGGCCTCGATATTCGCGTGAGCGCCGAGCGGTACGCGCCCGCCCTGGCGCCGTACTGCCGTGGCGGGGATGCAAGCCGAGGGGACTGGCAGCAGCCGGAGCGGTTGTTCGCGCTGGCTGGCGTCGAGCCTGGCGCTCTCGTGCGGTTCCTGGCGGATGCGCACGGCCGGCAGCAGATCGTCTCGATGACGGGCCAGTACGCCTGGTCGGGCGAAGGCGCGCTGGTGAAGTGGTTCGCTGGCATCGCCGAGGAGCGGGCGGCCGATGCGGACGCCGACTCTACAAGTGAGGACGCCACCGACGCCTACCCGCGCGAGTCGGAGGTCTACTGCGACCGCTGTGATGAGCCGATCACGGTGCGAGACGAGGAGGAAGACCGCCGGCTGGCGGCGGCGTTCACGGCCGCGCAGGCCGGCGCGCTGGTGGGCTTGGTCTGCCCGACCTGTGCGGACGAGGGAGAGGCTGAGGATGGCGGCGAGGTTGAATCACTTCCCGTGGCGGCGAGGGGGTCAGGCATGACAGAGCAGACGCGCTGTCGGTCGTGCAATGAGCCGATCACCTGGGGCCAGACCGAGGGCGGCAAGCGGGCGCCGTTCAACGTCTCGGACGGCCAGAACCACTTCGTGACCTGCCCGCAGCGGCGCGAGTGGCGCAAGGCTGAGAAGCCGGTGCAGGCCTCGTTCCTGGGCGCGGACGATGCGGCGCCGCAGCCGACGGCCGGCCGCCGGCCGTGGGAGGCGTGAGGGTATGAGCAAGCGACGGATCTACGTGGCGTCGTCTTGGCGCAATGAGTACCAGCCTTACGTCGTGGCGTGCCTTCGCGACGCCGGTCACGAGGTCTACGACTTTAGAAACCCGCCGTCTCGCACGGGCTTCGACTGGGAGCAGGTCGATCCCGATTGGCGGGACTGGTCCCCACGGGCCTACACCGAGGCGCTCTCGCACCCGATCTCACAGGCGGGGTTCAAGAGCGACTACGACGCCATGGAGTGGGCCGACACGGGCGTGCTGGTGCTTCCGAGTGGCAGGTCGGCGCACATCGAAGCTGGCTACTTCAACGGAGCTGGCAAGGATCTGTTCATCCTGCAGCTTGAGCGGCAGGAAGCCGAGCTGATGTACCTGATGGCGACGCAGATCTGCCTGAGCATTGGTGAGCTGACGGCGGCGCTGGCGGGGGCGGTGCGCCGTGGCTGAGATCAGCGAGCGTATCGGGGATGGGAGCGTCTGTCAGCTGGCGCTGAATCGCAGCGAGGCGGTGGTGGTGGCGCTGGCGCTGTCGGCGACGGCGCGGCAGGTCACGCCGCTGCCGAAGTTCACGGCGCAGATGGCCGCGTCGTTGGTGGAGCTGCTGCGCCCGGTGGCGGCGCCGCCCGGCACGCTGGTGGGCGAGCTGTACGACCTGCTGGCGCCAGCTGAGGAGGCGTCGGATGGCAGTTGAGCGAGCGACGGACCTGGCGTTGCGACCGATGCGGCCGACACGCGGCTGCACGGACACCTGCGGCAGCGAGAAGGTGCTCGTGGCGGGGCGGGGCGCGCTGGAGTGGCGGGATTACCACGATCCGCACGCCCACGAGCGGTACGGCCGTCGGCAGGGGCGGACGTTCACATTGGTGACGACGGTTGACCAGGCCGTCGTGCGGGCGCCGAACGGTCTGGTGATCGACCTGGCGCTGGCATGTGTCACGGTGGCTGGACGACACGCCAACCTGCCGCCTGCGGAGTGGCGGATCCTCGCGACGCTCGCGGGGCAGGCTGGCCGGCCGATCTCGTCGGCGGATCTGGCTGCCACGGTGTTCGACGACGCCGAGGTGATGCCTGTGCGCCTGCTCACGGATCGGGCGCGGACGGTGATCGAGCGCCTGCGGCGAAGGCTGGGGCCGGCCCGCGCGCAGATCGTGAATCAACCGGGGATCGGCTACCGGCTGGCGCTGGAGGAGATGAGCGATGGCTGAGCAGGACGGACCGGGACAGGCGGCCCAGACGGTGAAGACGATCGTGCTGCCGGCCTCGCGTGCGGCGCTGGCGTGGGATCGCGCAACCGACAAGCTGGTCGAGGAGGCCGAAGCGGAGGAGCGCGAGGCCGAGGCGGCGTACCGCCAGGCGCGCGAGCGGTATGAGGCGGCCAAGCGGCAGGCCCACTACATGCGGCAGTTTCGGCAGTTGGCGCGCGTCGAGGCCTCCTCGATTGCCCCCCCCCGTGCGGAACGGGCAGTCGAGCGCGGCTCCGACGGGCGGCAAGCGCTGGGCGCGCAAGTACGACGCCTGCATCATCTGCCACCGGACCGAGGTGAAACACGCCAGCAAGGGGCGTTGCAGCTCTTGTCACATGTACCGGCTCAAGCAAGGTGTGGAGCGGCCGGTCAGGGTGGCCAGCGAGGGCGCCGATGGGTAGCGTAGCGACGGCGGCGCCGACGGTCAGTGTGCGGGCGCGGCCGAAGGAGTCGGTGTGTCCGCCGGGCCAGGAGTTCATCCGGGTGAGGGGCGGGCGCCTGATGCCGATCCACACCCGGGGACTGAAGGGCGATTGCCGCTGTACGGCCTGCAATCAGCGGCGGGCCTGGACGCCGGCGCGGAAGCGCAAGCACTGCGCGGATCTTCGGGCGCGCTGGGCGTCTCCGGAGGGGGACGTGTGGCGGGAGCGGCTGCGGCATCGGGCGCCTCTGGCGACGACCTGGACGGCTGAGCAGCACGACGCGCTGCGCGAGCTGGCTGGCACGATGGACCTCCAGGCGATTGCCGACACGCTGAATCGGCGGTTCGGGACGCGGCGCACCTTCGGCAGCGTTCAGGGGCAACTGCACAAGCTCGGGATCTCGCGCTGGGATGGCCGGCCGCGCTCGGCGCCGGAGGTGGCGCGGGCGCTGGGGACGTCGCCCGACACGGTGCGGCGCTGGATTCGTGAGGGCCTGCTGGTGGGCACGCCGTGGCGGTTGACGGGCTGGCGCAAGCGGGGCGCGATGACGCAGCTGTTCACGGACGCGCAGCTCGAGGCGTTTGTGCGGGCGCATCTGGATCTGCTGCGGATCGGGCGGATCCGCGACCCGAAGCTACGGCAGGTCGCGGAGACCTTGTCGCGCGGGCGACGGCTGTACTCGCCGCGCGAGGCGGCGGCTGAGGTCGGGGTGCGGGAAGACACGCTGCGGACCTGGCTGCGGCCGGGGCTGGTCCCTGGCGCGCGGCGCCTCGACAACGGGCGCTGGCGGATCCCGGCGAGCGCGTTGCCGAGGCTGCGCGAGATGGCGGCCGTGCTGGCGGCTGGAGGGAGGAATCATGCATGAGGCTCAGGCGCACGAGATTCATACGCACGTCTGGACGGCGACCATTGCGGAGGGGGATGAACGGGCGTCCGACTGGCTGGAGGCGCATCACTCGCTCTCGGTTCCGATCACGTCACCGATCATGGCGCCGATCAGCCTGGATGGGCTGGGGGTCGTCGCGTGCTACGAGATGGATCTGTTGCGGATGGCGCCTGGGCAGACGGAGCGGATCGCGCGGGTCATGGCGCGGCGCTTCGGGCTGTCGGCCGCCGAGGTCCTGGCGCAGATCGCCATCGACAAGACGATCCCGGTCCGGGCCGACGGCGTGACGGTGTCGTCGTGCTGCGCGTACGTGCCGCTCGGCTCCCCGGAGTATGAGGACGGCGCCGGCGCCGCCGCTGTGCATGAGTTGCTGACGCTCCGGAAGAGCCTCCAGCCGGTCCGCTTCGAGCTGGACGCGGTGGACGCGTACTGGCTGATGGGGCTGCTGCAGATCGCGCTGAAGCACCCGGGCGTGAAAGACGATCCGCTGATCGTGGGTATCTCGCTGGCGCGGTCGATCCAGGAGGGGCTGTGCCCGCCTGGGTCGGCGCTGGAGCGGATCGCGCTGATGGGCTGGACGGGCCGGTGAGCGCGCAGGTGGCGCCGACCTCGCTGTTGCCGGTGCTGGGGTTTGGCGAGGACGCGGGGGTGCAGATCGATCTGCCTCGGCTGATCGGCACGCGGCTGCTGATCCAGGCGGCGTCGGGCGGCGGGAAGTCGTGGGCGATGCGGTCGTTGCTGGAGCAGCTGCACGGCCTGGTGCAGCAGTTCATCCTGGATTGGGAGGGGGAGTTCGCGACGCTCCGTGAGCGGTTTGCGTACGCGCTGGTGGGCGGCGAGGGGGCGGACCTGCCGGCGCGGCCGGAGACGGCGGCGGCGCTGTGCCGTCGGCTGCTGGAGCTGGGCGTCTCGGCGGTGCTCGATCTCTCGTCGCTGCGGGTCGAGGAGCGGCAGTCGTTCGCCGAGGCGTTCTTGGGCGAGCTGATGCGAATTCCGAGGGCGCTCTGGCGGCCGTTGATCGTGGCGATCGACGAGGCGCATTTACTCTGCCCGGAGGCAGGCCAGGGGGAGGCGTCGTCCAGGCAGGCGGTGATCGACCTGTGCACGCTGGGGCGCAAGCGGGGGTTCTGCGCGGTCCTGGCGACGCAGCGGATCGCGAAGGTGAGCAATCACGCGCTGGCGGAGCTGGGGAATGTGCTGATCGGCCCGACGTCGTTCACGGTGGACGTGCGGCGGGCGGCGGAGACGCTGGGATTCGGGCGTGGGCAGGCAGAGTCGTTGAAGCGGCTGGATCCTGGGCAGTTCTGGGCGTTCGGGCCGGCGGTCTCGCGGGAGCCGCTGCTGGTGCGGACGGGGGCGGTGCTGACGAGCCATCCGGAGCCGGGCGGGATCGCGCCGCCTGCGCCGCCCGCCCCGGAGGCGATCCGCTCGCTCCTCTCGGAGCTGGGGGATCTGTCGCCGGCGTCGGATGCGGAGGGTGAGGCCTCGGCGGCGCCGTGCGATCACGGTGTGATCGACGCGCTGCTGCTTGGCAACGCGGAGGCCCTCGACCGTCTGGAGCGGGAGCGCGATGTGGCGCTCGCGCAGCTCTGGGAGGCGCAGCACGAGCGTGAGGAGCGCTCGGCGCGGCAGCGGCGTGCGTACGGCGTGTTGTACGGCATGGCGCAGTCGTCGCTGACGGACCTGACGAAGCTGACTGCCGAGCTGGCGCGACGGGCTGGCGTCGGCGACGACGGTTTTCTGACCTCTGGCGAGGCCGATTCCTCCCCGGCCGAGCCAGCGGCCGCACCCGACGATGGCACGAGCGCCCCCGAGCTCGCGGCGCCGTTGGGTGCGGTTCCCGAGGCTTCTGGCGGCGCCCCCGAGCCGCTGGAGGCCTCGGCCCCTGAGCTTTCCGCGCGGAATGTTGAGCGGTCGCCGGTGGGGCGGATTCTGGACGCCTGCGCGGCGCTGGAGCGGGTGGGCTTCGAGCGCCCGCTGGATCGGCTGGCGGTGGCGGTGCTGGCGGGGTTCTCGCCGACGGGCGGGCATTTCGGACGGCTGGTGCGCCAGATGGTGGAGCGGGGGGAGTTGCTGTCGCTGCGGGGCGGCCTGGCGCTGTCTGAGGAGGGCTGGGCGCGGGCGCGCGAGCTGCCGATCGAGGGGTTGGATCACTACCAGGCGCTCTGGCTCCTCCGGCTGGACGGGGCGCCGCTGCGGGTCTTCGAGGCGCTGCTGGAGGGCTGTCCGCGTGGGGAGCCGGCGGCGCGGGAGGCGCTGGCGCAGTGGGCGGGCTTGACGGCGGATGGTGGGCATTATGGGCGGGCGCTGCGCCGCCTGCGGGATCTAGGGTTCGTGTGGACGCCGTCGCGCGGCGAGGTGCAGGCCTCGGCGCTGCTGTATCCGCCGGGGCTGCGATGAGCGGCCGAAACCGGCAACCTGCGCAAAAAAGCAAGTTGCCCCGTCAGAGCGAGAAGAGCTGGCAGCGGCAGGTGGTGGATCTGGCGGGGCGCCTGGGCTGGCGCAGCTACCACACGTGGATCTCGGTCCACAGCGCGGCGGGCTTCCCTGATCTGGTGCTGGTGCGGCGGCCTCGGCTGCTGTTTGTGGAGTTGAAGTCGGACGCGGGGACGGTGAGCGAGGCGCAGGCGGCGTGGCTGTACGAGCTGGGGCAGTGCGGCCAGGAGGTGTACGTCTGGCGCCCGCGCGATCTCGATGAGGTGACGAGGGTGCTGCGATGACGAAGCGGCTGATTGAGCGAGGGTGGCTCTCCTACGCGGAGCATGTGCTGCCGAAGAACGCGGGACGGGCACAGAAACAGGAGATGCGGCGAGCGTTCTACGCCGGCGCTGGCCTGCTGTTCGAGGCGCTGACCAATGCCGTTGGGGCGGACGACGTGAGTGAGGATCAGGGCATCGGAATCATGGAGTCCGTAGACGCGGAGATCAGGGCGTTTCTCCGCGACGTGGAGGCCGGAAGGCGCTGATGAGGGAGGCAGGATGCTGACGCCTGCGCGGCGAGATGAGATCCTGAGAAATCTGGAGGGCACACGAACGGCGCGCGAGCGAATGGACGGGCTGATCCCCGAGCCGTACAACACGGCGCTCTTGAGGATGGCTGAGACTCATGCGCGAGACGTTGGCGACCTGGTGTCCCATGTTTCGGCGCTGGAGGCGGCGTTGGAGATGGCGGAGCGCAACACACGGTACGACCTGACGCTGGTGACCGCCCCACCGTCGTGGCTGATCGTGTGTCGCATCTGCAATCAGGCGGCTCCTGGAAATCGAACCATCAATCACGCGCCAGACTGCCCGTTCGCCCTCCTCGCCCAGGCCGACAGCGGGGAGGCGGCGCCAGCATGACCCTGCCGGACTGGATACTGGCAACTGATGACCCGTTGGGCTTGGTGTGTACGCGATGTACGGCGGTGCAACTCATGAGCCTGCCGATGAGGCTGGACTGGGTGCGAGCGCTGGTCATGGCGTTCGGCGAGAAGCACGCGCGCTGCCAACCGGCGGCTACAGAGTGTGAGTAGAACGTCCGTTCTACAGTCGTGAAGGGGCGACGGTGAGGAGCGACTACAGCCCGGAGATGATCGGCTACTGGCTGGCGCAGTGGGATCTGCTGGTCAGCCTGGCTGAGTCGCCGCGCACGTCGGTGCACCACCTGGAGTTCGGGCACGATGACCGCCACGGCTCGTGTCGGGCGGCGCCGCGAGCGCGTGGGGGCCGGCCGTCTGACGGGCTGACCTGGGCGCTGGTGAAGGCGGACCTTGAGGGGGCGGCCTCGGCGCTGGAGATCGGGTCGCTTGAGCGGCGGGTGGTGTATGCGCGGATGCAGGGTGGTGGGTCGCTGGGGCAGATCGCGGTGGTGTGCCGTACCCGGAAGGGGACGGTACTGGAGGCGTACAAGCGGGCGCTTGGGCTGATGGCGGCGGCGTTGGGCTGGGTGGACGACGAGACGGGTGGGGCTGTGGGGCTGGCCTCTGTATGCTCTGCGGTGATGGAGGTGCGGGATGCGACTGGTGAAGATCGACGCCCTGGCGAGTGAGTCTGACGGAACGACGTATCAGATCTGGATCGACCCTGCTCGCGTGATCTGCGTCATTAGCCTGCCATCAGCAACCAGGAGCGGGGCAAGAACGGCCATCAATGTCGAAGGTGTTGATTCCATGGTGTACACGTGGAGTCCGGCCAAAGATGTGGCGGACGCCTTCACCCAGTAGGTTTCTTGACGCGGGAACCGGCAGCGGCGCATAGTGTGGTAGTGTCGCAAGAGCCGCGCCCCGAGGGCGCGGCTTTGTCGTGTCCTGGGGGTAGAGTGCCTGCTCGGCCAGCGCGACCGTGCCGCCAGCCTGGCTGTTCGGCTCTGG